GTTCTTAACAATTTTACTTAAAAAATACCTTGAATAGTACTGGTTATTTTTAATTTTAAAATAGTCATATAGAATAGAAAATATTATATATGGGTGTTTAAAATTGGAAATAATACCTTTAATAGGTATACCAGTAATTTCTATCCCATCTTGAATCCATCTTTTCGCAAACTCATAAGTATTACTACTAATATGAGTTTTGTGAAGAGATATACTCACACCTAATCCACTAATAACTTCAATATATTTCTTAGCAACAGCATCGTTTTTAATAACAATGTCATCACCAAGAATAATATATTGGTTAAAATTGGATAAACCACATAGTTGTGCACAATAAAACACAACTAAATGGTGGGCAAGAGTAAAGGAAATTCAAGACGAATAAGTACCCATAGGTTGTCCTGTTTTATAAGATAAAACATGACCCTCTGGTGTAGTAAAACGTCTAGAACTCAGAACAGAATGTCAGCTTAACCCTAATTTTTGAGAATCAAAAATTCGAGTTAGAAGACGTTCCTGTAACTTGACAGGAAATCTATCCGTCGCAGAACTAAGATCTAATGATCAAAAAGATTCATTATTACTTAAATCCCATGCATTGGTTGGTTCCTGAGTAAAGGTCCTATCTTGTGGAATATTCTTGGAGAGTTTCATTAAACCCTCGTGAATTTTCTTAAGATAGATTTGAGTATAGTAGTCTGATATGGCTACTAATCTCAACTTTGCCTCAGGATCTTTAATAAAGGATATTTTACCTAATTCTGAATTTTTATTCAGATCAGGCTTAATACCTTTATCTAAACACAACTGAATGCTCTGTAATAAATACAGGTAACCATTCTCATCAGTTAAATTCTTTAAATGATTAATTAAATTATAATCATAAAGAAGTAAATTGTTAAGAGCGGTTAACGTTGCTTTACCTTGAGGTCCACCTTTAGCAGAAAGATAAATATCTTTATTACTAAACGTAGGCATAGGAAGTTTTAGATTGAATTCATTAACGAATTTATTTATAACTCCCGATGGAATACAAAAATTCCCTTTTGGCAAATCAACAATACTGTTATAATCAGGTTTAACCTTCGACCACTCTTTATTAGAAAGAGTGAAAGCTCTTGAAAAAGTCAAAAGACTTAACAAGAATTTATTCGAAGCTACACTTGAATTACAAAGTGGTTTTAAGAAACTAAGTTTCTTAGGTCATCCTTCTTTATCAATACCAATATATAGTGAATTAACCATTAAAGGTTGACCACACATATATCTAGTACAATGAAGTCTCATTTGTTTGAGAATCTTTATTGTTTGTATTGTTCCCTTATTTTTCAATAAATGAAATATAAGAGAAAAGTAAGGTCTTAGATAAGTTTTTAACGAAAATTGTGGAAACAAATTAGCTAACAATCTTCAAAAGATTTTAGTGTAATTAAGTTTCATAATTAAGTTAAAATATCTTATTGGCGATAGTGCCCTCTTGAGGAGTTCCAGAAATTACCTTAATGGGCTCAAGAAAAACCGTAGAAAACACGATTCAAACGTATTTTTTAATTGGGTATCCAACACATAAGTTGGATGCGACCTTACGGGTCATTTTCGCTCAGATTCTGA